CCAAACCGTGCTTCTATGGTAGCACAAGATGCCATGGATATGATCGATGGCAGCGATGACAGTGATTACGATCATCTTCCAAAAATTGGTGAAGAAGAACTAGAAGAAGCACAAAGTCCAGCACAAAAAGCCGCTTTTGAAAAAATGCTTGCTGCTAAAAAAGGTAACAAAGACGACGACAAAGACGAAGTCGACGAGTCAGAAGAAGCTGTAGCCGAAGAAGAACTAGAAGAAGCAATCATGGTAAGTGCTGAAGGCGCCGAAGCAGCAGAACTACTAGCAATTCTTAAAAATGCAGGTATGCCAGAACCAGCAATGCCAGCAATGCCAGAACCAGAAATGGAAGACACTGAGTATGCAAATTCTCCAGATGAAGAAACTTTTGGCATGGACGCAGTAATTGCTAGTGGCGATGATTTAAACAAAAGCAAAGAAGCATATGCTGATGTTGACGGCGGCGATAATCCAATGGAAACATTTGAAGGTAAATTCAAAGCAATGCTAGACGAAATGCTTGCAGAAGATGAAGAATCTACTGAAGAAGTTGTTGCTGAAGAAACTGAAGAAGTTGTTGCTGAAGAAGAACTAGAAGAAGCAACTGACGAAGTTGTGGAAGCAGATGACCAAGGTTTAAGCAGATTCTTAAAAATGGCAGGCATCTAATATGATTGTTGATCGTATAAAAGCAAAACTAGCAGAGCGTAGTAGTATAGATGGCGTGCTAATGGTAGCGGCAGGTGCAGCAATTATTGTGTTTTCGCCACTTGCTAACTTAATTGCGTATGGCGCAATTGCATATGGTGCGTATACAATATATAGAAATGGATGATCTAAATAGATTAAAAACACTGGCGGGTATCGTACCTGCCAGTTTTTCTGGAATGACACCCTATAATGTTGATAATGGCAATGTTACGGTTACTGCACAAGAAAAATCAGACCATCAAAAAGCTAATAATATAAAACCAGGCGATCCTGAATGGTTTAAACTTTGGTTTGCTAAACCTTATTTAACTGGCGAAAATCCACTTTCATGAATTTAAATATCTTTCCCAGCTCGGGTGCTTAAATGTAAATCCGTGGTTATCTTTGATATGAGCAACAATTTGCCAGTATTCGGGTTTCCATGGTAATCTAATAGGACTTATAATCTTATCACTCTTGCTGTGATTGCATTTTTTGCATGCAGTAACAATGTTAGTCCACTCAGTTTTTCCGCCTTTGCACACTGGTAATACATGATCTAATGTTAAATCTTTTTGAGCAAAAGGTTCGCTACAATATTGACAAGTATATAAGTCTCTGAGATATACAGCACGCCGGCTAAACCTCACACTTTTTTTGTATTTTTGAAATTCTTTAGTAACCACAATAGCAGGCACTGCCCACGAATCGTGTGCACTGCGAACCTGCCACTCGTCATACCATTCTATAGGTTTAATTCTCTCTAGCATATCTAATTTCATTGCATGTTGCCATGAAATAGTACTAAGTGGCAAAAAGTTTAAAGGTCGATAATCGGCATTTAAAACTAATACATCTGACATATTTTTCTCATTTTTTGTTTCATTGATGAAAATAATTATCGCTTAAATCTTTGGTGTATTTTTTCCAATACGGTTCTATAACTTCATACAACATAGGTAAACTATGTTTTAATGTTTGTTTTCTGTACATATCTTGTCTAGCCATCCATATACAAAATTGTTTAAAGCGCCTAAGGTCTGATTGTTCTATGTTAACAAAATTAACAGTTTCAGCATATAAGCCATTATAAAAATCATTTACTTTTGGTTTTATCTCTTCTGGAATATTTACCGGGTTTAAATATGCTGGATTTTGTACAATATTAACGTATACACTGTCAGTGACATTATCTAAATATTCGTATGTTTCTTTAAAGTTAAACAATGATAGTATACTGAAACACGTAGCACTTCTAACACTAACATCGCTATTGCTATTATTTTTAAAATCAATAAACCGATTAATATTACGTTCGCACTTGTTCCATTTCCCCGGCCACCTAGTGTATTCAAAAGCAGCACCGACACCGTCGATACTTAAACTTAATTCAATTGCTTTAAATTTGTCCCAAATATTTAATAGTTTTTTCTTTGGAAACTGCACAGTATTTGTACTATAAAACAATGTAACATTTTTGCTCTGTCCTGTATTAACCAGATGTTCTAATAGTTTAACATGTGATTCATTTAACAACGGCTCACCGCCAAAAAAATCTACTTTTTCTAAATTGTCACTTACACTAATAAAGTCATTAAAATCAAACTCTTGTTGTCCTAGCAATGGAATAAATCTATTGTGTACTGCTCGGTTAGGTTCGTCTTCGTCCCGTGTGTTATACTTTTCAGCATAATGCTCACCTTCTTTGGTGTAAAGGCTACTATCCCATCCAGCACAACTTCTGCATGCTAGGTTACAAATATTACTAGTTTTAATTACCGCAGTAATGGGACCTGTTTTATATTTTTCAGATAAAATATATTCTTCGTATGCATTTGGAAAATATTCATACTGTCGCAACCGAAGACTTTGTGCTCCAGCTGTTTCTTCGTTCCAGCATCTTTTACATTCATCTGGTTGTTCGTTGTTTAAAAATTTCTGTCTAAGGCTTTCAAGTTCGTTGCTGTTCCAACGTTCTTTACTGTTTAGATCGGGCTGATACCATTCCCCGGCACCAAATGCACAAGGCGACACTTTTTGAGAAGGTCCTTGCCTAGTACTAATAAATGGAGATATACAGAAGTTTTTTGGCGGTTGTTTTGACATTTGTTGCTCGAATAATAATAAATATTTATATGAAGAAAGAACTAATAATTGAACAGTTAACTTTAATTCAGATTTACTATCACATGCCTGATTACCCCAGAGTATTGAACGAATTCAATTGGCAAACAATTGATCTTTATCCTAACTTTCCTCGAATGAAAAAATTCCTGGACCATTGGCATGAACATATCGAAGCAAAAATCAATACAATCAATTTAGTCTATAATGATCCGTATTACGGACCAAACTACTTTAAGAGTATAACAGAAGACAGTAAATATATCAATTAATAAATTGGTTAAATAGTAATATGAGCAAAAGTTTAGAAGGCGTATTAGTAAAAAAAGCATATGCCAGAGAAAAAATGAGTAACGAGCAATTGGTTAACTTTGCACGTTGTGCTGATCCAGAAACCGGACCTTATTTTTTCACTGAAAATTATTTTAGCATTCAGCATCCTACTAAGGGCAGAATGTTATATAAGGCATTTGAATATCAAGAAGAGTTGATCCAATGCTATCATGAAAACCGTTTTAGTATTAATTTACTAGGACGACAAATGGGCAAAACTACAACCGCAGCAGGTTACTTGTTATGGTATAGCATGTTTGTGCCTGATAGTACTATCTTGATTGCTGCACACAAGTACAGTGGTGCACAAGAAATTATGCAGCGTATACGTTATGCGTATGAATTATGTCCTGATCACATTCGTGCTGGTGTTACTAGTTATAACAAAGGCAGCATAGAATTTGACAATGGGTCACGCATTGTTAGTCAAACTACCACCGAAACTACCGGACGTGGTATGAGTATTACACTACTATACTGCGACGAATTTGCATTTGTTAGACCTACTATTGCTCGAGAGTTTTGGACTAGTATTTCTCCGACACTAGCAACAGGTGGTAAAGCAATTATTACCAGCACACCAAACAGCGACGAAGACCAGTTTTGGTTTCTGTGGTCTGGTGCTAATAAACGTGTTGACGAATTTGGAAACGAAACCAAACTTGGCGTCAATGGCTTTGCTGGGTATATTGCTACTTGGGAAAGACATCCTGATAGAGACGATACTTGGGCACATGAAGAAATGAGTCGTGTAGGAGAAGAAAGATTCAAGCGTGAGCACTTGTGTGAACCTATTATATATGATGAAACACTAATTGATAGTTTAAAACTTATGCAACTTGAAAGTAGTGATCCTATTATCAAACAAGGACAAGTACGATGGTTTAAGAAACCTACTCGTGGACACACATATGTTGTAGCATTAGACCCAAGTCTTGGGACCGGAGGTGATAATGCAGCTCTCCAAGTATATGAATTGCCTAGCATGGAACAAGTAGCAGAGTGGATGCACAATAAAACTCCAATACAGAAACAAGTTCGTATACTAAGCGAAATAACCAAATACATCACTGACGAAATCAATGATATGTATAGTGTATACTATAGTGTTGAAAACAATACACTAGGAGAAGCAGCACTAGTGAGCATTAGCGAAACCGGCGAAGAAAATATTGCTGGTATATTTTTAAGTGAACCAAAACGAGCCGGCAATGTTAGACAGTTTAGAAAAGGTTTTAATACTACAAATAAAAGTAAAATTACTGTATGTTCTAAACTAAAAAATTTAGTCGAAAGCGACAAATTAAAATTGCATAGTAAAGCACTTTTAAGCGAGCTAAAACATTTTGTTGCAAGTGGTAGTAGTTATGCAGCTAAACCAGGAGAAAAAGATGATCTAGTAATGAGTACAGTGCTAGCTATTCGCATGAGTATGGTGTTGCAAAACTATGACCCAGAAATACAAAAACAATTACAAGACAGTTTAGATGACATAGTCGAACCAATGCCATTTATTATACTTTAATGGTAAATAGTACTATGAAACCAATGAACAAGACCGCATCCGACCTTTTTGATCTACTGAGAACACGTTTTTCTCCATTGAATATCGGCAACGATAATGCCGATTCAACTGTTGATCCTGCAGAAGCAAGATTTTTTAGTTTTGTGTATACAGAAAATGACAAGCCACTAGGCCCTGTGAGTGTTAGTATTGTAGGAAATGATCAGATTAAAGTTTTTTATTCTGATAATATTGTACAAAATTCAAAAAACGATGCTAAATGGTACGGGTTTCTTAAAGATATGAGAAATTTTGCAAAGCAAAATTTAATGACGTTCGATGCACACGACATTGAAAAGAACCAACTCGACGATAGAGATTATAAAGTTTTAAGTAAAAACAATGGAGCTTATAAGGAAGACGAAGTGGAAATTACAGAATCAAAGATGTACGGTAGCAAGCGCAAGAGCATGCAAAAGTTTGAAAATGCTACACTGGTTGTGTATCATAAAAAGACAGTAGATGAAGAAGTACGTGGATCACGTAGTAGACACATAGATAAAATTTTTATTGAATCCGACGGTGAAAAATTTCGTTTCCCGATTAATTATTTAAATGGTGCCAGAGCAATGGCAGTTCATGTAAACGAAGGCGGCAAGCCTTATGACGAGATCGGCAAACACATTATAAGCACAGTTGAAGAAATGCGCAACTTGTCTCAGTTTGCCAGGATAACTCGTAGGCATGCAATGGAAGATGAAGAAGCAAATAGTATAAGATCACGTGTAGTTGATTCGTATCAGGCTATCAGAAAAGATATTATGCGTATGCAAAATGTAAACAATTATAAACAGTTTGTGGAAACATTTTCACCTGTTGAATCGTCAGCAGCCGGCGATGTGTCACAGTTACAAGAAAAATTTACAGTAAAAGTTTGGAATGAAAAAATGGATAATTTACTACCAAGTGTGCAACGTGCACTAGAAAGCACGACTAACAAAGTTGAAGCAAGTATGGGTGCGCCTGATTACAACCCAGCTGCTGGTCAATATGCAAGTAACAGAGAGTACGGAATGTTTAGCAAAGAAGGCAATAATGAAGTTGCAGAAATAATCGACGACATTGAACGTGCATATAAAGCAAACGTATTCAGCAGTCCTGAAGAAGCAATTGACTCGGCAATGAAAGCATTAACAAACTTATCAGACACAGAAAGCAAATTTGAAGAAGCTGATGACACTGATGTACGTGATCAAGTAGCTCGTGACTTAGAAATGCGTATTGGACGTGACAGTGGTGTCGACGAAGACAAAAAGTCCGATGCAGAAAAAGAACGTGAAATAAAACGTGCACGTTATGCTGCGGATGAACCAGAGCGTGGTGAAGATCGTAAAAAGGTATCTCTAAAGAAAGCACCTTGGGAAGAGTCAGTTACTGAAGAAAATGAAGAAAAATGCAAATATTGCGGTGGTGATTGCCCTAATGATGAAGACCATGCATGTGACGGCTACTTGGGCGACATTGATGGACTATATGAAGCAAGCCCAAGTGTTGAAAAAACAATCAAAGATCCAAACTTTGTATTGATATTGAAAAAAGACGATAGTGCAGATGCAATGTTTAAAAATGCAAACTTTACTAAATCGCAAGGACTTTTAGCGTTTATCATGGCTGATATTGCAAGCAGAGCAATCGGCGCAAATGCAGATGCATTAGCAAACTTTGCAAGCGAAATGAGTATTAACATTGGCGAAGAAGGCGAAACGTTTGGTACAAGAATGACACCAGAGTATAAAGGCGACAAGCAATTAGCAATGCTATTGGCTAAAAAATATCTAGATGATTTTAAAATGATGGCAACTGATCAAGACTATAAATCCCAAGTGCGTGTGGATCCAACAGAAATGTACGGCAAAAAGAAGAAACGTTCTGGTGGATATCATGAAGAATTTGAAAATTGGGCAAATGAAATGGTAGAAGCAGTAACTCAAGGTACAATCGGAACACAAAGCACACAAAAAGCAAACGCACAAGTATTAAAAGCACTCAGCGGAGGCGATGCAAAAGCAGCACAGGACATGAAAAGAGTTAGCGACAAGTTAACTAAAGGTCAGCGTTTAGCTCCAAATGAAATACCAGTTGCTGGTGAAATTGCTAAACGTGCATTAACAACCAAAAAGCCACAGGCAGCAATTCAAGCCTTAGCTAATAGCGAAACAAACACTACAGAAGATGGCGAAGTTGCTATCTTAGAAAAAACACTTAAAGTAAAAGCTAACCAAGATTACGACGGAGATGGCAGAATTGAATCTCCACGTGATGAGTACATGGGTAGTAGAGACAAAGCTATTAAAAAAGCAACGAAAAAGAAATCTACAGCAGAAGAAATAAACGACTCGGAAGATGATACACTATTCCAAGAAAGTTTAAACCTTATTAAAATCTACGCAGGTATCTAAATAAAATAAAATAAAATACTCCCTCAGGGGAGTATTTTTTTGACTATTTTTGTTGACATGTATAAATAGTCGTGTTACATTAAACTATAGTGTAACACTTAGGCAAACACTAAACATTAAACAACATGGCTACATGGCAACAAAAGGATATAATGACATGGCAACACTAGCAGAAATTCGTGCTAAACTACAACAACAAGAAACACGCAGTACAGGTTCAAGCAACCAAGGCGGCGATCGTGCAGTATACGCACACTGGAACATCCCCGAAGGAACAACAGCAAAACTACGCTTCTTGCCAGACGGCAATACGAAGAATGACTTTTTCTGGGTCGAGCGTAGTATGATTCGTTTGCCTTTCCAGGGCATTAAAGGACAAATGGACAGTAAACCAGTAATGGTACAAGTTCCGTGTGTTGAAATGTACAACGATGGTACATCTTGTCCTATCTTGGGCGAAGTACGTAGTTGGTTTAAAGACCCAAGTCTTGAGGATATGGGTCGTAAGTATTGGAAAAAGCGTTCATATGTGTTCCAAGGATTTGTCCGCGAAACACCAATGGTAGAAGATCAAGAGCCAGAAAACCTAATTCGTCGCTTTATTATTAGTCCACAAATTTTCAATGTAATTAAAAGTGCACTCATTGACACTGAAATTGAAGAATTGCCAACTGACTACGAACGTGGGCTAGACTTTTGGGTTACTAAAACTACAAAAGGTCAGTACGCTGATTATAGTACAAGTAAGTGGGCTCGTAAGGAAACAGCACTAAACAACACCGAGTTGGATACAATTGAATCAAACGGTTTGTTTAATTTAGACGATTTCTTACCAAAGAAACCAAGCGAAACAGAAATGCGAGTATTGCAGGAAATGTTCGAAGCAAGTGTAGACGGCCAGCCGTATGACCCAGATGCATTTGCACAGTATTATAAGCCAGCAGGTTTACAATATAATACACCATCATCTGTTCCTACACCCGCACCTGTTCCAGCAGCACCTGCACCTGCACCTGCGCCAGTAGCAGAGGCAGTGACTGAATCAGTCACTGATACAGGATGGAAAGAAGTCGAGCAAAGTACTGCGCCAGCAGCATCTTCAGACGCTCCGGCAGCTAGTGCAGATACAAAGACAGCAGATATTCTTGCTATGATCCGTCAGCGTAAAGGCGCTGACTGATATTGACATTGTCTAGGGGGGTTGCAGTTTGCAACCCCTTTAATAGGAATTAAAAATGCATAATATTATTTTCTGTCATACTGGGTATAAGCATTTAATGGATGATTGTTTGCAATCTATTCATGATAATGTATTAGATGAAATTTCCTCAACTACTATTGTTTCAAATTCTCCAATTTTGATTCCTGGTACAAACAATATACTAGATCGAGATCTATGGGAGATGATTGATCCAGCATTTAAATATTCAGATGTATACAAGCTAAACTGGGTTAAGCAACAAATATTAAAATTAAATTTAGATAAAATTGCCGATGGACCTCTATTAGTAACTGATGCTGATGTAATTTGCACGAATCCTCTTCGATGGCAAAGCGGCAAAAAAAATAAATTATTTTATAGATCTACGCCGATGCCAAAATCAGAAAATTTTGTAAAAAAATTAATTGATGTTGACTCGACAGTTGGGTACATAACCAACAATATGATATTCCAGTCAGATGTATTAGCATCTTTAAGAAACTTTCTTGAAGAAAAATTTCAAAAAGATCAAATTGAAATATACAGAGACGCTGTACTTGAAGATACTGTTACAGGAAAAATATTTGATGATATTTTTATGTCTGAACATCAGTTGTACAATGACTATTTTGTGAAAAATTACCCTAACAGGGTATGGAAGTCTGAAAAATTTAAAATGAAAGAGTATTGGACTTTTAAAAAAGTATCTAATGAAAACTTGAGTTATAACCACAAAGACACCCTTTGGTTAAGTTTTTACGAAAGTGTCAGAGGAACTGATTGGCCAGATTGTTATTACAAAAATGACTTTAAGGATCTACCTCAATGGATACAAGACGAATGCACTAACGTACATGGATACAAACTTTAGGTTTATCTTATATGATTAATAACTTATACATTGGAACAATAAAATATAAGGTTGATTCGTCAAAGTTTTTACTAACCAGTAAAAACTTTAAAAAAACGATCCAATCGATAGAAGAACTAGATTGTTTTGCTACTATACAAGATATTAAAACAGAAAACTTGTCTTTAATAATGAAAAGTTCTCAGACGATAACTTTGCTTGATATTGATATTATTTCTAACATTGATACAGTTGAAACTGAAATATACGAATATGGTAGACTAGTATACGAACTGTATAAACATAAAGACAAGGTTAAAAGCGATAACGGTATACTTGAGTTTTTAAATAACTTTAAACTAGATTCACTTGACACAAAAAGAAATAGCCCTGGTCTAGTTACAGTTGGATGTTCATATACAGCAGGTGTAGGAGTAGAATACAATAAAAGATTTGGATCTATACTAGCAAAAAAGTTAGAATTACCTGAAACTACGTTGAGTAAAGCAGGTGCAAGTATGCAATGGGTTGCAGATCAATTATTAAGATCTGATTTAAAAAAAGACGATATTGTAGTTTGGGGATTAACAACACCTGACAGAATAGAGTATGTTGAAGATTGGAAATATAAAACTAACACAGTTACTAACTGTTTAACAACTTCAAGAAAACATATAAGCGCAGTTGAACAAACTGAAACATTAGCAAGACTTTTGCAAACTTTTGCAACTGTTATGCAAGTACAAAATTTTTGTAATCTTGTAGGAGCAAAACTTTTTATTGTAAACCTTTTAAATGTATCGTGGCTGCCGCCGATGATAGAAAAGCAAAAAGATATACGTTGGTTAGATTTAACCATAGATTCTGATATTCGAACAGATACTTTAGTACCAAGCCACACTGACTACGGTACTGATAATATACACCCAGGACCGATACAACACAAAATATATGCAGACAAAATATATAATTTTATACTAGAAAATTTATAATACAAAAAAATCTTGCAATGTCTAAATAGATAATGTATTATATAACAAAATGTAAGGAAAAACATCATGGCAAAACCATTTGACGTAAGTAAATTTAGAAAAGATATTACCAAGAGTATTGAGGGTCTTAGTGTTGGATTTAACGATCCTACAGATTGGATCAGTACAGGAAATTATGCACTAAACTATCTAGTAAGTGGTGACTTCTACAAAGGCATTCCGCTAGGCAAAGTAACAGTATTTGCTGGTGAGTCGGGTGCTGGTAAGAGTTTTATTGCTAGTGGCAATATTGTTAAGGCAGCACAAGAACAAGGTATCTATGTTGTACTAATTGATTCGGAAAACGCACTTGATGAAACATGGTTGCATGCATTGGGCGTAAGTACAGACGAAGATAAGTTGCTGAAATTGAACATGGCAATGCTCGACGATGTTGCAAAAACTATCAGTATGTTTATGAAAAACTACAAAGAAACACCAGAAGAGGAACGCCCGAAGGTACTGTTTGTAATTGATTCGTTGGGTATGATGATGACACCAACTGAACTAAATCAATTTGACAAAGGTGACATGAAAGGTGATATGGGACGCAAAGCCAAGTCATTGAAAGCACTAGTAACAAATTGTGTTAACATGTTTGGCGCACACAACGTAGGTCTAGTAGCAACCAATCACACATATCAGTCGCAAGATATGTTTGACCCAGACGATAAGATTTCAGGCGGACAAGGTTTTGTATATGCTTCAAGTATTGTTGTAGCAATTAAAAAACTTAAACTCAAAACAGATGCTGACGGTGTAAAAACATCTAAAGTACATGGCATTCGTGCTGCGTGTAAAGTTGTTAAAACACGTTACTCTAAGCCATTTGAAAGTGTGCAAATTGAAATCCCATACGAAACAGGTATGGATCCGTACAGTGGTTTGGTTGATATTTTTGAAGCAAAAGGTTTGCTGGTTAAGCAAGGAAATCGTTTAAAGTATTTGACCAAAGCAGGCGAAGAAATTATCGAATTTCGCAAAAACTGGACAGGTGACAAGCTCGATGTTGTTATGATGGACTTAGCAAATGTAGATTTGTTAGGTATGGAAGATGTAACAGACTTAGAACAAACGGCACTTGAAGAAATACTAAATACCGAAGCAGCACTTGAAGAATAAGGAATAATAAATTGGATCTAGACACTATTAGAGTCTGTTGGGAAATATTTCAACAATACGTTAAAAAATCCGATCAACAACATGCAGTTAGTCATCTAGTAGCAGAACTACTAGATACCGGCTTGCGTGACGAAGATGTGCGTAAATTAGCAAATTTAGACGAATTTTTTGCAAGCGCTCTTGAAGAGCACGAACTTGAGGAAATTGATGACGATTGGGACTATGACGATGATGACCAATGACGTGGTATAATAAAGTAGTTGACGATATCTCTTACTTGCCGGGATTTCTTGATTACTACTCTGACCAACTTGAAGAAGCAAAAATTGAATGTGGAGTAAAAGGTATTGTTGAAAAGAACATCAGTGCCTTGCCTGGTATTACTGAACATAGATTTAACCAATTACAAGAAATTGAAGCAGTTCTTAATTTTTTAAACATACAATTAAAAAAGATTCGTCGTAGATATTTTCAAAAGTATTTAGAAGGGTATCAACGTGCTTTAAGTAGCAGAGATGCCGAAAAGTATGTAGACGGCGAAGACGAAGTGATTGAGTACGAAATATTGATTAATGAAGTTGCATTAATACGCAATAAATGGTTGGGTATCATGAAAGGCTTAGACACCAAACAATGGCAACTAGGACATATTGTAAAACTCAGGACAGCCGGTATGGAAGATGTTTCCCTATAAATATATTAAAATAGGTATTTGACTATGAAAAGATTAACCACAGACGGTAGTATGCAAGTGTTAGACTTGCTAGGAGAACACAATGAATTTATGGATAGCTTGCACGAAGTAGGCATATTAGATGATAGAATTGGAAATCATACCACTTGGTTTAGTGATTATCGAAGCACCGACGACTTAATAGAAAGTCAATACAACATTACAAACCTATGCATTACTGAGAGTCACCTCCAGGAACATCGTCGAGAAAATGTTAAAAACATAAAAGTTGATAATTTATATAATACTAATATAGATAATGAAAGTTTTGATTTTCTTTGGGCACATAATGTTTTTCAAAAAGAAATAAATCCAATGCAAAGTCTAAATCACTGGTGGAACATTATGAGAGAAGATGCTATGCTTTGCATTAGTGTTCCTATTAGAACATATATTGATAATTTAAATAGATGGAGAACCGACAGTTATCCGGGTGAATTATACAATTGGAATATGTTAACACTAATACAAATGCTAGCAATGAGTGGGTTTGATTGTTATGACGGACATTTCAAATTTAAGCGCGGCGAGAACTTTCTTTGGGCAAGTGTCTACAAAGGCACACAACAGCCACTAGATCCACATACTACAACTTGGTATGATTTGGCAGAAAAAGAACTAATACCGCCGAGTTTAATTAAATGTGTTAATCAATTTGGACATGCTAAAATAGAAAAAGTTATTATAGAATGGCTCGATCATAGTTTGTACGATCTTAGCAAAGAGTCGCTTCCTTATTAAACGGAATATAAATGAAAAAAGTAGTATTAGTTACCGGCGGATTTGACCCGTTGCATAGCGGACATATTGCGTATTTTAACGCAGCAAAAGAGCTAGGTGATGATCTGGTAGTTGGTGTAAATAGTGATGAATGGCTAACACGCAAAAAGGGCAAAGCTTTTATGCCCTTTAAAGAACGTTGTGCTATTATTAAAGAACTCAAAGTAGTAGATAAAGTTATTGGATTTAACGACGATGATAATAGTGCATGTAATGCAATTTTTCAATTACAAAGCACAACAGGGTCAAGTACAAAAATTATCTTTGCTAATGGCGGAGATAGAACAGAGTCTAATATACCCGAAATGCAATATACTAATGTAGAATTTGTATTTGGTGTAGGTGGTGAAGATAAAAAGAATTCAAGCAGTTGGATATTAAAAAACTGGGATAAGCCTATTACTAAACGTGCCTGGGGCGAGTACAAAATACTAGACAGTAACAACAACTGGCAAGTAAAAGAACTCACATTCCTTAAAGACAAAGCACTAAGCGATCAGCGCCATCTTAAACGAAGCGAACATTGGCATGTTGTTGATGGTGTTATAAACATGTTTTTAGAAGATAAGTCCGGTCATAAAACATCACACTTGTTAGTAGCAGGCGACAGTATTGATATACCAGTAGGGTATTGGCACAAAGCAATAAATATAGACAATAAAAATGCTAAAGTTATAGAAGTGTGGATGGGCAAAGAATTGACTGAGAAAGATATTGAGAGAAGAGATTAATGTCTAAAAAATACAAACTAGTTATTTCGGGCGGAGACAGCTTTACATTTGGTGCTGAATTGCATAACAAAAATGAAAATCCTAAAATTCCTCATTATTCGAGTTGGGCTAATGTAGTTGCTAGCAAAATTGGCACGAAACATTTAAATTTAGCAAGAAGCGGTCGAAGCAATGCTTACATTGTTAGACATATATTAGATACTCTTGTTAATACAGATGTAGAATCACAAGATATATTTGTTCAAGTCATGTGGACATTTACAGATCGTTACGAGTATGCATTAGATAAACCTACAAATGAATATGATAGCCCGTGGTACCCGTTTAGTGTCCATAGTGCTGATAACGAAGCTGAAAGTAGTTGGTTTAGTGCACTTCCAAAATCAACCGAGAACTGGAAATTCACTAGAGATAGCTTGTTAACAAAATGGAATCGAAGTTTAAATCTAGGTGTAGTTGACTTTGCAAAACAGTATAATCGTGTAGTACACATGAATCCGTTGAACAACAGTTATATAAATATAAAAGATATTTTACTTTTGCAAAACTATTTAAAATTGCATAATATTGATTATATGTTTACATATGTAAATCATTATGTAACTGATTCATTAAAAAAAATAGCAGTGAACAATCCGGGTAGCCAGTATTTAAATAGTATTAGAACACTAATTGATTGGGAGAAATGGTTTGAATTTCCTGGAAATATTAACTACTCGGGGTTTGGATTTGACGACTGGGCTAGATTAAACAACTATAGTTACGCTACTAGTCATCCGTTAGAACTAGCACACAGAGATTGTGCAGATCTAATAGTTAACCAAATTTATTGAGTAAAGTTGATAAATAATGTTATAAAAATGCATTTTATAATAAAAAGGAAAATCCATGGCAGCGAGAAAAATTAAATTAACTATGGAAGGCACACTTGCAGATAGCATAGGTCCAGTAGTTGATGTTGATTTCAACAGCATAAACGTTGATCTAGATCTAGATATCGGCTCAACTGAAGTTGTGCGTGAGTATACAATTGATGTTGACGCAGGTAGTTATACGTTAAATTTAGATTTCAAAAACGACGATGTGGGCAGAGACTTACAAATTAAGCGTGTTGATGTTGCAAACGACGGCACAACATACGAACGTTTAATCTTAGCCGACGACAATACAAGTAATTTTGATGTGCAACAACAAGTAGGTTGGAGAGCAATTATTAATCCAGATTATGATCCAACTTCATCTGACAGATGCCCAGTAAACCCAGCATACTTAATGAACCCTGATTATGATCCAAATCAACCAAAAACCGACGAAGAAGATTTTGACAACGGAGATGAAGGCAGTGGCGGAACTCCAGGATATGTTTGGAACGAATCAGACCCAGGTACAAACCCGTTCTTCCAGCATTCAAATATTGATACACCATCAATTGCTTATGTCGGCGGTGTAAAATCAATTACAATAACATTTTCGTAATTCTATAATTAAAAATTAATAAAAGAAAGCCCTTTTTTATAAGGGCTTTTTTATTGAATAAATAATTTTGTGAAAAACTATTTTGAATATCTTCCTCAAGTGTCGTATGCAGCGGGCATACTTAATAGTGTGTTTACTGGAAACAACCGTATCGCTGCAACTGATCATCTTACTATCAGTGATATTGATCCTGACAAATTTGATTTAATATTTGTATTATGTGCAGAAACTACTTTTAAAATAAGACCAATCATAAATCAATTTCGTGAAAAGGTTGTATTAATACATACCAGTGTTGAGCCAGGATTAGAAGAATATAACAATTACTTTTTTCCGCATTGGCTTTTTGCAGTCAAAGAAACTAACAATACCAATGATTATATAACAAGAAAAGCGTCCCCGAAATATTCATATAATATGTTGTTAGGTCGTGCAAAGGATTGGCGCACTGATTTATTAAGATTGTTTGACGAAAGAAATCTATTAGACAAAGGCATGGTTAGTTATCACTACGGCAAGCATTATATGCCAGAAACAACAATCGATCCTACGCCATATTTTAGAAGTGTGTGGGAGTACGAGGACGAGTTAATCAAACAACTATACAATAATGATTTAAATTATAATGTAAAAAATGATAGTACTACAAGACTAGTAAACGGACATTTTAGTAGTTGTTTGATTCCTAGATTAATTCTCAATGAGAGTATAATAAGTGTTATTACAGAAACTGATCTAGGAGCTCATCATGCATTTTTTACTGAAAAAACTTGGAAAAGTTTTCTAGGTAACCAACATTGTATTTTTTATACAGGAAAAAAACACGAGGACTATCTAATAGAACTTGGATTTGAATTAATGTTTCCTATACATGCTGATCCTTTGAAGGTTGTTAATATCATTGGAGATATAGAACGTGCTGGCATAAAAGGATACACATTTCGAGATTGGGATGAGTTAACTAGTCACAATTATTATCATGCTAATAGCAAGCATTGGGAAAATAATTTCTACAAATGGTTATTGACAACTTTTTAAATCTTTGTTATAGTTAGTACATGGATAAATTTATATTTGATGTAGACGGTACATTAACACCAAGTCGTAGTAAAATGGATAATGAATTTAAATCTTGGTTCCTAGGATTTACTAGGACAAATGATGTGTATTTAGTTACTGGCAGCGATCGTGTAAAAACTATAGAACAAGTAGGCGAGTCAGTTTACTATAGATGTAAAAGAGTTTACAATTGTAGCGGAAACGATGTCTGGGAAGGCGCAACACACGTTCATACAAACGACTGGAAAATACCAGAAACAGCGGAATACTTTTTAAATGGTTGTTTGTACGAAAGTAGATTTAACTTGCGCACAGGCACTCATATTGAGAAACGCCCCGGTATGGTAAACTTTAGTGTAGTAGGACGAGGCGCAGATGCAGAACAACGTCAAGAGTATGTAGCATACGACACATCTACAAATGAACGTATTACAATAGCAAATGCATTCAATACAATGTTTCCAGACTTGCAAGCAACTGTAGGCGGAGAAACTGGGATTGATATTGCTCCCAAGGGTGCAGACAAAAGTCAAATTGTAAAAGACTTCGATCCTGAAGATCACATTATATTCTTTGGAGATGCAATATTTGAAGGTGGTAATGATTGGCCATTGGCACTTGAATTGACAAATCGTAATGTAAATTATAATTGTCACAAAGTTAATAGTTGGCAAGAAACTTGGAAAATTTTAAAAAATCTGGTTGACAAAATAAACTAATCTGTTACATTAGTAATATAGCAATTCACCACGGAGATTAACATGACTGATATTTTTTACGACATTGAAACAATTCAGGATGTACTGGTTGCATGGGAAGAAGGTGCTAGCGACGAAAAGCGAGCAGCACGTGAAGCACTTCGTAGTATGTTAAAGCGTAAACAACAACAAGTAGCTCAACATGAATTTGAGCTTGAAAATATGATGGATGATGTGCTCGTATGAAAAAACTAAAACTCCTTGTAATTGGTCATGGCAGGCACGGTAAAGATACCGTGTGCGAAATTCTCCGCGACGATTATGGGTATACATTTGAATCAAGCTCAAAGTTTTGTAGTAAACAATTTATATTCAATAAGCTAAAAGACAAGTATGGATATGCCAACGAAGAAGAGTGCTATGCTGACAGGCATAATCATAGAGCAGAATGGTATGATGCTATCTGTGCTTATAATGTAACTGATGCAGCGACACTAGGCAGAGAAATATTTAAAGAACATGATATCTATTGTGGTTTACGCAACAAGCGTGAATTCTTTGCAATGCAAAACACTGGTGTGTTTGATTATTGCATATGGGTTGATCGCAGTATGTACCTCCCTCCTGAAGACAAAGAGAGTATGAGTTTAGACCAATGGATGGCAGACTTCACCATTGACAATAACGGCACACTAGATGATTTAAAGTTTAACGTAGATCAGTTACTAAAGTATATGGAAAAATAAAATGAAAAAAATAACAATTGCTGGTTATGGTTTTGTAGGCAAAGCTGTAGAAAATAGTCTTAAAGATTACTTTAATACCTATGTAGTAGATCCTCAATACAACAAAAATCGTATATATGATCAATATGCAGACGGTGTGATTGTATGTGTAGGTACACCAGAAAGCAACAACGGCGACGGTACTTGCGACAGTACAGCAATTGAAGCAGTCTTTGCTGATATCCCAGAAACAACACCTGTGCTAATTAAAAGTACAGTAGCATTAGAAAACTTCCAAGAGTTACGTGCCAAGTATCCTACTCACAGAATTACACTAAGCCCAGAGTTTTTACGAGCAGCAAGTGCCAATGACGATTTCGCAGCACAGGAATTTGTAATACTTGGAGGCGGCAATGTTGATTTTTGGTTAGACGTGTTTAGGCATCGCTTCCCTTCTATACACCACTTTACATGTTCGCACGAAGAAGCAATATTAATCAAGTATGCAGAAAACAGTTTTCTTGCAATGAAAGTCGGATTCTTTAATCATTTGTATGAACTAAGTGATCTAATTGGCGCTAATTTTGAAACAGTTAGGCACCATTTAACACAAGATAAACGCATTATGCCAGACCATAGTTATGTTCCCGGACCAGACAATCAATTGGGTTGGGGCGGACATTGTTTACCTAAGGATACTAGTGCTATGTTACACACTGCACGCCGTCTTGGTTACCAATTTGATATTCTTGAAGGAGTTGTTAAATACAACAAAAGAGTAAGAAACAATGAGCAACATATGGCTGACTAGCGACACACACTTCAATGATCAATGGATATTTGGAGCCAAGGAAAAAGATAACACACTTGTTCGTCCTGGCTTTAACACTATTTCTGAGATGAATGAACACATAATCGAATCGTGGAACAGTGTAGTTAAACCTGAAGATACTGTATGGCATCTAGGCGATGTTATTTTTGGAGACAATAAAGTTGCCTGGATGGAAAAAAATTGGCCTCGTTTAAACGGGACTAAAAATCTAGTTGTTGGCAATCATGACAAAATTGACATGATCTGTAGCTACAAGTGGTTTAAAGAAGTTGTCCTTTGGAAAATTGACATCGATAGAAAATTAATGCTAACACATGCTCCAGTGCACGAAAATGTTTCTTGGATTTATAAAAGAGCAGGCGAAGTACTAGTTGATGAAAAAACCCCGTTGTTAAATGTACACGGACACATACATTCTGCAGAGTCGCCCGAAGGTAGATATAAATGTGTATGTGTCGAACAGACAAATTACATTCCGGTAAATATTGATGAATTGAAACTATAAATATTTTATAATTAAAAGGTTATCCCATATTATGAGAATTACTTGGCTAGGCGTTGGCAAATTAGGAATGCCATGTGCAGAAGCAATCGCATCAAAAGGGCACACGGTCTCTGGGTATGATGCAACCTACAAGAAAAGTCAACTTGTAACAATGTTTACGTCAATAAAAGGTGCAGTTGCAAATGCAGATATTGTTTTTGTTGCTGTGCCTACACCGCATGATCCGGACTATGACGGAAGAGATCCAACTGCTCATCTAGAGCCTAAAGACTTTGACTACAGTATTGTTAAACAAGTACTAGCAGAAGCAAATCAGTATATGAACAAAGATCAGTTATTGGTGCTGGTTAGTACAGTATTGCCAGGCACAACACGCAAACAGTTTGTTGATTTGGTACCTAATACAAGATTTGTATACAATCCATATTTAATCGCAATGGGCAGTGTAGCATGGGACATGGTCAATCCAGAAATGGTTATGATCGGCACTGAAGACGGTAGCGAAACTGGCGATGCTAAAGAACTAGTAGACTTCTATAAAAACATTATGGAAAACAATCCAAGATATGAAATCGGAACATGGGACGAATGCGAAGCTATTAAAGTTTTTTACAATACCTTTATTAGTACTAAAATTGGTCTTGTTAATATGATACAAGACGTTGCTGAAAAGCAGGGTAACATCAATGTAGATGTAGTAACAAATGCACTTGCATATAGCACAAAGCGTATTATGGGTCCGCAATATATGACTGCTGGTATGGGCGACGGAGGCGGCTGTCACCCACGTGATAATATAGCTCTGCGCTACATGGCACAGGAACTTGACTTAGGATATGATCTATTTGATGCTATAATGAATGCTAGGCAGATTCAAGCAAAAAACATGGCAACAAAATTAGCTAACTTAGCCTCAGAAAACAATTATCCAGTATACATACACGGAAAATCATACAAGCCAGGTGTAGAGTATTTAGAAGGAAGTTACAGCTTATTAATTGGACACTACCTCAATGACATGGGTCATGTACCAGTATACATTGATCCTAACACCAGTGATAATTTTCAGCCAACCGAGTCTGGCGTATTTTTACTAGCACACAGCGCAAGTACAACTTATAATTATGCCAGTACCGACACACAAGACGAACTCTACTGTGAAATACCAGAAAATAGTATTGTGGTTGATCCGTGGAGAAAGTTTAAAACAAAAGATAACACAGTTAAGGTAATACAATATGGAAACACAAGAGTGGGGCAAAGGACACATTGACCCTTTTTGGGACAATGAATATAAAAATTTAAATTACCGTCTTGAAGCATTTAACAATCCAAAAGATTTAGAAAAATGGCATAGACAAGGGTATGTACACCCTGACAGTCATTACACTGGGTTTTTATGCGATATGAGAGAAAAACAACCAAGTTGGAACCCAACACTAATTGATTGGTTTGCTGACGAATTTGGTGTTAGCAATGTAGGTAGTAGCTATTATAAAATGGGCACAGGGGTAATACTACCAGTACATGGAGACATTTACAAACGTTACAGAGACCTGTTTGGATGCAAGCTCAATGACATTGTTCGTGTTATTGTAATGCTGGAAGACTGGAAAAGCGGACACTATTTTGAAATTAATAACCAACCTCAAACAGGTTGGCAAGCCGGGGATTATTTTTGGTGGCTCGGCAACACTTTGCATATGGCAGCGAATATTGGTATTGAAAAAAGATATACACTACAATTAACAGGACACAAATAAACAATGACAATATTCAGTGAAAACGAATGGGGACAGCTAAAAGAAATTGTAGTAGGAGATGCTACACATGCTAACTGGCCAGCAAGCGATATTGAATTTTATAACTCAATGTCAGGCAGCAAAGAAAATAGGACATGGACAGAAACTGAATTTGAGTTCGGTCCTGTAAAACAGTCAATTATTGATCGTGCAAACAAAAGTTTAAATGAATTTTCAGCAGTACTTGAAGATTTAGGTGCCAAAGTACATAGACCTCTTCCGAGGAATTATCAAATGCTAGATCAATTCTACGGATATTGTCCCCGTGACACAGTGTTAGTTGTGGGTGACAAAGTGTTAGCATGCCCAACACCGTGGACCAGTCGACGCAATGAATGGGAAACAATGTTGCATGTTTGGGATGGTCACCCAGTTCATCGCTGCGATGACCCTGATGCTATGTTTGATGCAGCAAATGTGTGTAGATTGGGAAGAGACCTTCTTTATTTAGTTAGTCCTAGTGGAAATATAGAAGGAGCAAGATGGCTGCAAGAATGGCTTGGAAAAGAATACCGTGTGCATCCTATTGATAACCTGTATGCTGGATTTCATATTGATAGTACTATTACTGCTATACGTGAAGGATTAGTAGTATTAAACGCCGGACGTATCAATGATGATAACTGTCCTGCTGTATTTAAAGATTGGGATAAAATCTATGTACACGCAGACGAACTAACATGGCAGCCGTTTGAACATTATCCATATGCAAGCAACTGGATTGGACTGAACTTTTTAATGTTTGATGAAAAAACTGCAATCATTGATCCTAAACAAAAGATACTTGAGGAAAAACTTGCTACATACGGCGTTGAAAGTGTTCACTGCGACTTAACAGAAAGCAGAACACTAGGCGGAGGCCATCACTGCGTTACACTAGATGTTCATAGAGTCTAGTTTTTGTTTTGCAATTTCTAAGTTTTCGAACGCTTCAGTGAATAGATTATCTTTAAATTCATCACTCCAGAACCATTCACGATTCCAACGTGCAATCTTATGTGCAGCATCAAACATATCTAGTTTTTCTAGTTGTGTTTGATGGGGTTTTGCGGGATCAAAATCACTAAGATATTCTTCTCCGAGATTAATTTTATAGTCGACAATATCAAACAGTGCGTCTAATCTTTGTTTTGGATCAACTATTTGATCGTAGCTTTCGTCCCATAAGTCATTGAAAGTACAAAATCCATAACTTTTTAAATATTCTAAATTGTTCACACCAGCAGCAACAACAAATGGTTTTCCAGCAGCAATTGGTTTAAATATTTTATCGCTAAGATGTTTTTTGTTTTCTACACACAATGTTTCGCTAATAAAAATATAGTTTACTTGACTGTAATAATCCAATGGTATGCGACTTTGCATTAATCCGTTGTATAATGCATGGTCTTTCCCCCAGTTGTCGTAACTTATTTTTTCTGTAGGTATTCGATCAAATGTCCCATGCTCGAGTAAGCCAAATTGATCGTTTAGTTCTAGATCTTTTTTCCAATCCCAGTCACCGTTGAAACTTAAAAAACTATTGTTATTAAAGCCTCTGTGATACATATGGTGAATTAAATAAACTCTGTATTGTCTACTTCCGGTAATTAAGTTACAATCTAGTAATGTTTGCTTGTGGTCCCACCAACCTGCATAGTTATGTTTATGCGGATCAAACCATTCTAAACTCAACATTGCATTACTAAAGTAATACCAGTCGATAAAGTTTGGATAGTTTTCCTGTAGGTATTCTTTATCCTGACTATTAAGTTCGCTATTAGCAAATATAGTAGGTTCTTGAAAAATATGATCCCACAGTTCACAATCTAACGTTTTGCTCATTGGTTCTTGGTCAAAGAAAAATACACGACCACGTGTGCCTTCCTGTAGTGTAACAATATCTTTGATGCTTCTTTTTCCTTGGAATATCCCTTGTACAGTGTATCCTTCGAGTTGAGTTAGTAATCGGTTATAGTATTGTTCCATGTATGTATTTATAAACTGAGTAGTTAATGGTTGACACTATCGGAATGTATGCTATTATAAACTGTAACTAAGGAGCATGCAATATGACAAGATTTGTTTTTAAAGCATACGGCAAAACTCGAAAAATTGAAGCAGAAAAAGCAATTGATGCATACCCTACTGCTAACAAGAAACTACTGTGGACAACTCCTAACTTCAAAGATGGCGTTTGGAGAGAATCCGGGGACCTTAATACTTTTGTTTGGACAGAAGGTAACTTCTTTGATTAAACAGGTTGACACTAATCTTAATAGTGCTATAATAGTGTTGTAATAGAGAAGCAAGGAGTTGCATATGCAAAGTGTAAAAGTTATCAATGGTACATACCGAGGCAAAACTATTAACAATAAGATTTTTCCAATGCTCAAAGAAGTAACATCTGGAGCCAAAGGAAATTTTGTTACAGTTGACGCTAGTAATACACTAGGTTCTGATTACAAAAAGATTCGTATTATGGTTGACGATTACGAGTATGTCGGAGAAGATGCTGCACTTGTAAAAAAAGAAACAGACGAGCAAATTATTTCTCGTATTGAAGAACGTTTCGAAATACTAGACGAAATGACACGTGCCACTGTTAACGGTGATGTACGTGCTATGATTGTTACAGGACCTCCGGGTGTTGGTAAAAGTTTTGGTGTTGAGCGTGAATTAGAAAAAAGCGGTTTGCTAGATGACTTAGCAGGACGCCCTCGCAAATACGAAGTTGTAAAAGGTGCTATGACTCCAATTGGGCTTTACTGTAAACTATACGAATACAGCGACAAAAATAATGTTCTAGTGTTTGATGACTGTGACAGTGTACTAATGGACGATCTGAGTTTGAACATTCTTAAGGCAGCACTCGATAGCAGCAAGCGCAGAACTATTCATTGGAATGCCGACAGTCACAAACTTCGCAATGAAGGTGTGCCTAATAGCTTTGACTTCAAAGGTTCGGTTATCTTTATTACAAATGTTAAATTTGATAATGTTCGTAGCCTTAAACTCAAAGATCACTTAGAAGCATTGATGAGTCGTTGTCATTATTTAGATCTTACACTAGATACCATGCGTGATAAGTATTTGCGTATTAAGCAAATTGCTCGAAGCGGCGGCTTGTTTGCTGCATACGGTCTTGATAAAATGCAAGAAAACGAAATCATCGATTTTATGAAAAACAATCAAAATCGTTTGCGTGAAATGAGCCTGCGTATGGCAATTAAACTAGCAGACCTGCGCCGCATGAGTCCGAACCGTTGGCAAGGAATTGCAGAAAATACTTGCATGAAAGTGCGCTAAGATTGGTTAACTACAATAAAAAATTTCCACATTTTGTTGAGGATTGGATACTATGGTTAGGTTGTCGAGTTGATAGACTCGGCAACATCATTGATTTTCCGTTCTATATTGATCCACCTGTAAAAGTTGCAAACTACGATGTTGGATTTATTGAGAACACCAGCGACACACTTGTTCAAGGAATTGGATTTACTAAATCACAATCGCAATTAGCAGTGCGTATCATAACTAAACATCGTAAACAAATTAAAAAAAAGCTAAACATTGATGTAGATTTTCTATCAACAAATCCAGAGTTTAAACTTCCTATTAGAGAAGTACAAAATAATTTTGAAATAGTCAATGGTCCTGACAACTATTATATTGTAAGATTTCCTTACCAGCCAAAAATGGTAGATTATATGCATACTTTAAGTGCACACAGTAGCGGAGATTTTAAATGGAACAGCGACGATCGTTTGTGGAATATTTCAAAAACTGAAAAAAATCTAAGACTGTTGTATAAATTTTTAAATGAGTTTGACAAGCATCCATGGAAAGTCGATAACAAGACACAGCATGAATTAGATGTTGCACAGCAAGCAATAACTAACTACTATAATTACATTCCTAATATTGACTTAGTTGACAATCAATATGTTGTTAACAACAGCAACGAATATGTTGATCGTGCTCTTAAAGATTTTGATTTTAGTCAGACTGTGCCAAACTTGTGTCTAAAATTAGAAAAGTATGGAATGTTTCCAGGAAAAAATTTGACAACCTATGTACAAAACAAGTATACTAATATTTCAAGTGCACTTCTGACTAGTCAAACAGATATACTTAAACTTGGCAGGAAATTTGAATCTCCTATTAATTACAAAAATTTAGAAGATATTATGAAATCAGTTGATGCACGTTTTTGGGTGTTTATAACATTACAAAAAAATTCTACAAGTACAAGCAGAGCAAGAGAAATTGCATTTGGCACTCCTACTACAGGCGAGGTAATATTTTTAAGCCATGACCGTAATTTGCACAAAGATTCGGCTAGCATAATTAGTGACTTAGATTTAAAAGATAGTATTATTATAACTGATAATAGTATGATAATCGGAAAGTACTACACTAAAAGGATAATAAAAACACCAGTAATGAAAATGTTTTATTTGTTTGGGGAATAATGAAAAGTTGTAAAATCATAATCAAAGACGAAGTCAACATCAAACTCGAAGGCTTAGATCTTGATGTCAGAAAGAAGTTAGTAAACACATTTAAATATATGTTGCCTTATGCTAGGCATATGCCAGCATATAAATTAGGACGTTGGGACGGAACAGTAAGTTTTTTCCAAATGGGCGGTAGTACATATTTAAATTTATTACCCGAAATACTTCCGATAGTTGAACGTTATAACTATAATATCGAGCTGGAAGACCGTAGAGAAAACTTCGGCGAGTTGACATTTAATCGTGTTAGTGAAGAAACATTTGCTCATAAGAACTGGCCAGAAGGACACCCAGTTGAAGGACAACCTGTTGTGCTACGTGACTACCAAATTGATGTAGTAAACAACTTCTTAGAAAACCCACAGTGCTTACAGGAAATTGCTACAGGCGCAGGCAAAACACTAATAACAGCCGCACTTAGTAGCAGTGTAGAAAAGTACGGGCGTAGTATTGTAGTTGTGCCTAACAAAAGTTTGGTTGTA